AAACCAACAAGCTAAAATTAAAATGGCTGGTGATGCACTTGGTGCTATTGGAAATTTTATAACTGCATTTGCTAAAGAAGATGAAGAATCACAACGTAAAGCATTTAATTTAAATAAAGCAGTAAGTATAGCACAAGCATTAGTAAATACTTCATTAGCAGTTACTGCTGCATTAACGGCTGGTGGTAATCCTGTGAAATTAGCAACTGGCGCACAATTTGTTGAAGCTGGTATAGCAGCTGTAATGGGAGCAGCACAAGTAGCTACAATAGCTAAAACAGAATTTCAAGGAAGTGGTGGATCAACACCTCCAGCACCCTCAACAGGTTTTGGCGGCGGAACAGGCGCAACAACACAACCGCCAGCATTTAACGTTGTAGGCCAATCAGGGTTTAATCAGATTGCTGGCGCATTAGGTCAACAACCACCTGTACAAGCATTTGTAGTATCTCAAGATGTAACAACTGCACAACAATTAAATAACGCAATAATAGAAACGGCAACTTTTTAAAAACAAAACAAAATGGAAATAATAGAACTTTTATTAGACGAAGAAAACGAAGAAGCTGGAATAGATGCAATTAGTATTGTATCATCACCAGCCATTGAAAGTAACTTTTTAGCTTTCAAATCACAAGAAATCAAATTTGCAAAAGTAGATGATGACAAGCGTATCTTAATGGGTGCGGCTCTCATACCTAACAAACCTATATACAGAAAAGATGAAAAAAAAGAATACTATGTTTACTTTTCTGCTGATACAGTTAGAAAGGCAAGTGAATTATTTTTTATGAATGGCAATCAAAACAATACAACCTTAGAACACAATATGGCATTGAACGGATTGACTGTTGTTGAATCTTGGATAGTTGAAGATTCTGAAATGGATAAAACTAAAAAATACGGTTTAGATGTTCCTGTTGGTACATGGATGGTGTCAATGAAAGTAAACAATGATGAGGTTTGGAATGACTATGTTAAAGAAAACAAAGTGAAAGGATTTAGCATTGAAGGGTACTTTGCCGATAAAGCTAATTTAAAAGCAAGTGTAGAATCAGTTGTTGAAGAAGTAGATTTAAAAGAAGAAGAAGCTAAACAAAAAATAGAACAAATTAGAAATCTATTTAAAAAAAAAAAGATTGATTTAGAAACTTACAATGATTATCCTGATGCAGTTAGTAACAATGCTAAACGTGGTATAGAACTAAATGAAAAGGTTAATAATAAATGTGCAACACAAGTTGGTAAAGTAAGGGCGCAACAATTAGCTAATAAAGAAAACATCAGTTTAGATACTATAAAAAGAATGTATAGCTACTTAAGCAGAGCAGAAACGTATTATGATGAAAGCAATACAGAAGCTTGTGGAACAATATCCTATTTATTGTGGGGTGGTAAAGCTGGTTTAAGATGGGCGTTAAGCAAACTTAAAGAACTTGATGAAGTTAATTTAGAATCTATGGTAATTGATGAAGATTATGCAGTAATAGATGATCGTTTAGCATATAGTACACAAGCCAAAGCAGAAGAAATGGCAATTAATATAGGGTGTAAAGGTTATCATACACACGAATTTGAAAACAAAACTTGGTATATGCCTTGTGAAAAACACATAAATAAATAGATATGGGAAATAATAAACTAAAAAGAGGAGAAAAAAGCAGAACATCACCAAAAGGTGGTAGGCGCGGTTGCTTATGTAAAGATAATACATATAATGTTAAATGTTGCGATGGTTCATTAAGGGCGCAAGGCATAGGCAAAACTCAAGCGTAATTAAAAAAAATAAAAAAAAGGTATAACAAGTTCAATTAAAAAACATTTATATAGTATGAAAGCAAATGATATGTTAAATAAAATCAAAACAATTATTGGCGGAATTGAATTAACTGAAGAAGTTAAAGAAGTTCAATTAGCTGAGATGAAGCTTCAAAACGGAACAGTAGTTGAAGCAGAAGAATTTAAAAAGGGTGAAGCTATCTTCATCAAATCTGATGACGAAAAAATTGCAATGCCAGTTGGTGAGTATGTACTCGAAGATGGTAAGCTTTTAGTAGTTGAAGAAGAAGGAATTATTGCAGATATGAGAGACGTATCTGATGATGTACCCGCAAAAGAAGAAGATATGAAAGAAGATATCAAAGAAGAAATGGCTGAAGAAGCAGCAGTTTACGATTGGGAAGGAATGGAAAAAAGAATTAAAAACCTTGAGGACGCAATCGCAGATTTGAAAGCTGATAAGCTTGATTCACCTGAAGATGTTAAAGAAGAAATGACTGAAGAAGTTAAATCTGAATTAACTGAAGAAATTAAAGAAAATGTAAATGAAGTAGAACTTTCAGCAGAAGTTGCAGAACCAGTAAAACACAATCCTGAAGCTTCAAATGAACCTAAGTTTACATTAAATAAAACTAACTATCCTAAAACGTTACAGTCAAGGATATATGAAAAATTAAATAACTAAAAAACAAAAAAAATGGCTACAAGCTTAACAACAACGTATGCAGGTGAATTTAAGGATAAATACATTGCTGCTGCCCTTCTAAGTGGGAAAACTTTAGACAACGGTGGTGTAACTATACTACCAAACATTGCTTATAAAGAAGTAATGCAAAAATCTGTAATGGGTGATGATTTTATTGTGAACGCTGGATGTGATTACACAGACGCAGGAACTTTAACACTTACAGAAAGAGTTCTTGAAGTAGAAGAATTTCAAGTTAACAAAACAGAATGTAAAAAGACATTCGCACAATCTTGGCAATCAGCTGAAATGGGTTACTCTGTACAAAATCAAAGTTTACCTAAATCATTTGCAGATTTTATTGTACAACAGTACATTGCTAAAATTGCTGCTAAAACAGAAACTAACATTTGGGCTGGTGTTAATGCTAACGCTGGTGAGTTTGATGGATTTACAACTATTGCAGGGAACAACATCTCTGATTTAGCTGGTGGTGCTATTGTAGTTGGTACAACTGTTACTGCTTCAAACGTTATTACTGAGCTTGGTAAAGTTTTAGATCACGTTGCAACAAACACTCCTGCAATCTTAGATAAAGAGGATTTGAGAATTTATGTTGGTAATGCAGTATTCCAATCTTATATCAGAGCTCTTGGTGGTTTTGCTTTAACTGGTTCTGCTGGTACTGATGACAAAATGACTCAATGGTATAATGGTGGTGGACTTACTTTTGATGGTATTCCAATTTTCTTAGCACCTGGTATGCCTGCAAATAAAATGATGTGTACACAAATTTCTAACCTATTCTTTGGATGTGGAGTTCTTGGAGATTTATCTGAATTGAGATTAATTGATACTGCTGACACTTTAGGTGATCAAAACGTAAGATTTGTTGCAAGATGGAAAGCTGGTGTACAAATCGGACTTTTAGGTGAAGTAACTTATTACACCTAAGATATAAATTAATTAATAACCTTTAATGGGGCTTTAATTAGCCCCTTTAATTAAAAACAAAACAATTATGGCTTGTGATATCAGTTTGGGACGTAAGGTTCCTTGTAAAGACGTAATAGGAGGGGTAACTAAGATTTACTTTATAAATTTTGGTGATTTAGGAACAGTTACTACTAACTCAGGTGATGAAATCTCTGATATGACTGGAACGGCTTCTGTTTATGAATATGATGTTAAGGGAACAAGCTCATTAGAACAAGCTATTAATTCTTCAAGAGATAATGGCACAACATTCTTTGAGCAAACTTTAACTTTATCTTTACCAAAATTAAGTAAAGAAGACAATAAAGAAGTTAAATTACTTTCATACGGAAGACCGCATATTGTGGTAGAAGATAACAACGGAAACTGCGTTATGTGCGGTGTAGAATACGGTTGTGATGTAACAGGTGGTTCAATAGCAACTGGTGCAGCGTATGGTGATTTTTCAGGATATTCGTTAACATTTGCAGGAATGGAAAAACTACCAGCACAATTTATTGAAAGTGCAGTAGCTGGAAATCCTTTCGCTGGAATGTCAGGAACATTTACAATAGTTCAAGGAACGAATAGTTAATAGTGGCACAAATTTCATAGTTTAGTGTGATTCAATATATAGTTTAGTTGGCTAAGGAGGGTTACAAATTTGTTTCCCTCCTTTTTTTATTAAAAATAAATTAAAAAAAATGCAGATAATTACTAAAAGTGGAACAAGATTACTTAATTTTATGCCAAGAGAAACTATTGACGGAGCAAAAGTGTACGAATTAAAGATAAAAAGCGAAGAACAGAACAAAGTCATTTTAACGGACTCTAACGCATCTTTTACTTTAGTCAAGTACTACTACACTTATAGCACAACGCAAGCTCTTGAAGAAGCTAATTTCTACACTATAGAGATAAACAACACTACAGATGGAACTTTAATATTTAAAGACAAGCTATTTTGTACGGATCAAACACTTTCAACTTTTGAAATTAGTAAAAATGTTTATATTGAAAAATCAACAAGCAATAATGAATACATCTACGCATAATGGATAATTTACATTTAATACAATTAAACGAATACCAAAGGCCAGTAATTACTGAAGAAAAAAACAGAGATTGGATTGGAATTGGTGAGAACAACGATTACTATCAATGTTTGATAGATGCCTTTATGGATTCAACTACAAACAATGCAGTTATAAACGGTATTGTAGATAGAATTTATGGTAAAGGTTTAGACGCTACTAATAGCCATAAAAAACCAGAGCAGTATGCTAATATGAAATCAATCTTGAAAAAGAAAGATTTAAGAAGGGTTTGCCAAGATTTAAAGTTATTAGGCGAAGGCGCATTCCAAGTAACGTATCAAGGTAATAAAATAAAAAGCATTACACATTTTCCAAGAGAAACTTTAAGAGCTGAAAAATGCAATGAAGAAGGTGATATAGAAGCTTACTATTATAGTGCTGATTGGAAAGATGTAACAAGAAATACTAAATTAAAAAGATTTCCTGTTTTTGGTTCAGGCGCACAAAATGAAATATTTATTGTTAGAAGATATGTAACAGGATACTACTACTACTCACCAGCAGACTATCAAATAAGCTACGCTACTTTAGAAAAGGAGATTGCAGATTATTTAATAAACGATTGTCAGAACGGTTTTAGTGGAACTAAAGTTGTGAACTTTAACAATGGTGTACCTGATCGTGAAAAACAACTTAACATCAAGAATGATGTAATGAATAAGCTTACAGGAAGCTATGGTGAAAAGGTTATAATTGCTTTTAACAATGATGCAGATAGTAAAACAACTATTGATGACGTACCTCTTAATGATGCACCAGCACACTATCAATATCTTAGCGAAGAATGTGGGAAAAAGATAATGGTAACACACAGGGTAACTTCACCTATTTTAATTGGTTTAAACTCAGCTAATGGCTTTTCATCAAACGCTGATGAAATTAAAAACGCTTCATTATTATTTGATAACGTAGTTATAAAACCATATCAACAGTTGCTTATCGATGCTTTGGATGAGATGTTTGCAGTAAATGGTATTTCATTAAACTTATATTTCCAAACAATCGAACCATTAGAATTTATCGAAATCGATAAAGATATGGATGCTGAGGTAATAGAAGAAGAAACTGGAATAGATGTAGAAGACCAAGATTTCAAAGAAGAAGATGAATACGAACAAATTGAAGAAATAATAAATAAATCTAAACTAAGCAAAGACGATTTAAGCGATGAAGAATTTAATTTAATACTTGATGGCTTAGAAGGTGAAGTAATGGATGAGGATTGGGAAGAAGTTGCTGAACGTGATTATTTAGAAAGTGATGATGAGGAAGATTGGGCAAATAGTTTAATTAAAACTGATTTAGCAACTATTGAAGATAGGCCAAGTGGTTTTAGTATTTTAGATAAATCATATTACAAAATTAGATTTAAATACGTTGTAGGTTCTAAAAAACCTTTTAAAGAAGGAAATAAATCAAGACCATTCTGCCAACAAATGATGGCAAGAACTGCTCAAAAAATTGTTTATAGAATTGAAGATATTGATAAAGCAAGTAATAAAGCTTTTGAAAATAGAGCGCAATTACCTATGCACAAAGGCCAATCATACTCATTGTTTAAATTCAAAGGTGGAGTTTACTGCCGACATAAATGGGTTCAAGTTTTATATAAATTAAAGAAAGGTAAAGAACTTGGTAGTGAAGATATTAAAGATTATAAGGTGACTAAAGAAATACCTAAGAGTTATAGACGTTCACCTGCTGGAACTAAAAAAGCAAAAGTTGCACCAGTTAACATGCCGAATCAAGGACATTATCCAGGAGTAAAATAAATTAAGATATGGCAAAAGCATTATTCATAACAAGACAAGATTTAGTAACTTTCACAAGTGCAAATGGGAATTTAGACCCAGATAAATTTCTACCCTATATACGTTTAGCACAAGATATACATATGCAGAACTACTTAGGTACAGATTTATACGAAAAGATTGAAAAGCTTATTAGAGATGGTGAATTGACTGAATTATTAAACCCTAACTATTATAATTTAGTAAAAGATTATTTGAAAGATATGCTAATATATTGGGCAATGGTTGAGTATTTACCTTATGCTGGTGTTAATATAACTAATGGCGGAATCTTTTCACATAGTCCAGAAAATGCAACTGCATTAGATAAAGATAGAGTAGATTTTTTGATTGAAAATACAAGAACTAAAGCGCAACATTATACAAATCGTTTCATTGATTACATTTGTTATAACACTAATTTATTCCCTGAATACAATAGTAATTCAAATGGTGATATTGATCCTGATACAGTTGCTAATTTTGGTGGATGGGTATTATAAATTTTAAATAAAAAAAGAATATGTCAGGTTTTGGTAAAATATATGAAAGTTCTTGGTTCGGTGAAGGTGTTTGCTCAAATACTATTGACTGGGGTTCATCTTATAAATCAATAGCAAATTGTACAAGTAATGAAGATGCGGAAGCATTTATTACTGCAGCTGGTATTACTGATGCTACGCAACAAGAAGCAATTACTACTTTAGTTAGTTCATTACAAGATAACAATCTTTGGACTAATATGAAAGCTATTTACCCTATGGTTGGCGGAACTTCAACAACGCATAAGTATAATTTAAGAAACCCTGAAGATACTGATGCAGCATTTAGGTTAACTTTTGATGGAGGTTGGACTCATTCAGCAACTGGTGCTTCACCTAATGGAACAAACGGAAGAGCAAATACTCATCTTGTACCTAATACTGATATTAGTAGTGTAAACGCAATGTCATTCGGGTACTATTCAAGAGATACATCTGGTGCTAACGGACTTTATGATATGGGTTCTTATCAAGCTGGAGCAGTATCTATAATGCTTATTAGATTTAGTAATAGATTTTATTATTCTATAAATCAAGCTAATTACGAAATACCAGCAAGTACGGCTACTTCTGGATTATTTGTAGCTAATAGGTCTGGAGCAAGTGCTATAGAAGGCTATATAAACGGCTCAGTATTTGATACAGGTACGGATGCTTCTACAAGTCGTTCTTCAAACGATATGGGAGTAGGTGGTATTTATGGAACTGGTGGTTATGGTACACGAGAATGTGCGTTTGCTTTTATTTACAATGGTTCTTTAGATGCAACTGAAAATTTAAATTTATACAATGCTATACAAGCATTTAACACAACTTTAGGTAGACAAGTATGATAAAAGTAGGATTATTAACAGAAGAACAAAAAGATAAACTAATAGGCCAATTATATGCCCCTGATAGTTATTTCAACCCCATACAAGATAATAACGATAACTGGATAATATCTATAGAAGAAATAGATTTTTGCGTTAATATTGAATTTGATTGGGTAAAAACATTACCGTTAATAGATTATATTCCAAAACCTGTTATTCCGCCATCATAAAATAATTAAAATGAAAGTTGAAATTAAAAAAAAGCGTAAAGGGATACACGCTAAAAGTAAAATGAGTAAATTAAAAGGCAGTAAAAACTACTGTAAAAAATATAATGGACAAGGAAAATAACTTAAGAATGGAAGATCACAGTTTGTTAGTTGCCTTAGCTGGTGTTGTATCGGCTTTAGGATTAAAGGAGATTTGGAACATAGTCAAGAAGCGTATGGATATTAAAGCTTCTAAAGAAGAAAGGGTAGATGGACTTTCATTAAAAGTTATTCAGGAATTAAAAGATAAAATTACTGCCTTAGAATTAAAGATAGATACTTTAATACAAGAAAACACAAGTTTAAGAGTAAAGATTGCTAAGATGGAAGAACGTCTAATTCAGAACGCTAAGAAATCAGTTTCAAGAAGAAAAAAACCTAATGAGTAAATCAAATAATAAAATAAACATATATTTTCAAAATTGTAGTGAAAATTATGCGTATTATTATACTTATATAGAAACTAAAAAACAAAGTTATGAGAGCAGTAAATAAAATTGTAATTCATTGCAGCGCAACAAGAGAGGGCGTTAACGTTAGTGCAACAACTATTGATGGATGGCATAGAAAAAGAGGTTTCGACCAAATCGGTTACCATTATGTAATTGGGCTTGATGGAGCAATTCAAGCTGGTAGGCCAGTAAATGTAATGGGCGCACACGTTGCTGGTGGTGGTAATAGAGCTTCTATAGGCATTGCTTACATTGGTGGTGTAGATGCTAACCTAAAGCCAAAAGATACACGTACAGAAGCGCAGAAATTAGCTTTAATTAAGATTATTAAAATACTAAAGAATATTTATCCTGATGCTTCTATTCACGGCCATAGAGATTATAGCAAAGATAAAGACGGTGATGGAGTTGAAGCACATGAATATATGAAGGCCTGTCCGTGTTTTGATGCAGAAGTGGAATATATGGAATATCAACCTAAGAATTTTAAAGCTAAAAGTAAAAAAGCAAGAGATTTAAAAAAAGATAAAAAATGAGTAATAAAGTAAAAAATATTATAACTAACATCTTAGGCATTGCATTATTTATATACAATGTTTATATGTATTACTACAATGAAGAAACGTTAATTAGCTTTCTAAGCATATTAGCAGTTTCATTAGCATTGTTTTTATTTAAAGGAACTGAAACTAAAGAATGGTTAAGAAAAGCATTATCAAAGTTTTCTTCTTAATTTTATTAATTGGTTGTTCACCTCAAAAGCGATTAAACAGGTTAGTTAGAAATCACCCACACTTAAGTAAAATAGATACTATTAAGATCATTGATACTATTATAGTTCCTAACTATAGTTATGATACAATAGAAACAGTAACCTATCACGACACCACGATTATAGTAAACAATGACAGAATCGAAGCAAGGTATTATTTCGACACATTACGGCAAGAAATATACCACGAAATCACGTGTAAAAACGACACAATTATTAAAGATAGATTTATACCTTTTGAAACGGTCACTATTCAAGAACAAACGTTTTGGCAGAAATACGGTTCATTGGTTATCATCGGATTAATTGTTTTAGTAGGTTCTAAAGTGCTTAAAAAGCTTGGCATATTATGAAACCTAATAAAAACGAAAAAGGCAGAGGAAACGTAAGATACAGATTAAAACCTGATGAAGTTGATGTATTAAGAGAATACAGAAGAATAAAAGAAGAAGCTGAATTTCAGGGTGTCAATCCTAATGATGTCCATTCAGGTTGGATTAAATCAAAAGAATCTTCATTATATTTTAAAAATAGTGCTTTTAGAACTAATGACTTAAAACAGTTTAAAAAAGATTTAGTTAAAGATTTAAAAGAATATGCGCCAGATTTTGAAAAGGTTAAAAAACCAAAAGTTCACGATGGGCATTGTTTGTTACTATCGCCAGCAGATATACACATTGGTAAGCTATGCAAATCATTTGTAACAGGTGAGGAATACAATAAACAAACCGCAGTTATAAGAACTTTAGAGGGTGTTCAAGGTTGCTTAGAAAAAAGCAAGGGGTTTAATATAGACAAAATAATTCTAATAATAGGCAATGATGCAATGCATATTGATACTGCAAGTGGTGGAAAAACTACAAGTGGTACTGTTCAAGATGTCGATGGTATGTTTTACGAGCATTTTCATATCGCAAAAAGATTATATATTAATATTATTGAATCTTTGTTGGAATTTTATCCTGACATACATATAATTTACAATTCTTCTAATCACGATTACTTAACAGGTTTTTGTTTAGCTGATGTAATAGCAACTTATTTTAGAAATAATAAAAACATTAGTTTTGATATTAGTTTACATCATAGAAAGTATTTTAAGTGGCATAACAATTTAATAGGATCAACACACGGACACGGTGCGAAATGGGATTTATTACCTTTATTAATGGCAGATGAATCAAAAGATTGGAGCAACACCAAATATAGGTATATGTTTACGCACCACGTCCACCATAAAATCGGCAACAAAGATTTAATTGGCTGCACATTAGAATCTTTCCGTAGCCCATCACCAGCTGATACTTGGCACTCAAAGATGGGTTACACATCTTCTAACAACCAAGCTATAGAAGCTTTTATATTTTCTAAAGAACACGGTCAAGTTGCACGTCTGACACATTTATTTTAATTATTTTCTCGAAGTAGCTTAATTTTTTTTAAAAAAAAGTTATAGTAAAATGTAATTTGTATTGTATTTATATATATATTTACAAACATAAACTTAAAACAAACACAATGAAAAATATTAAAACTTTAAATTCTTTAAAAAATAAATCTGAAGGTAATGGTAGAATGCCATCATTAAAAAAAGTTTCTGAATTATTAAATGAATTAAATATAGTTAATAATCTTGAAGAGTGGTCAGAAATAAAACAAACAAAATCTCCAGGTTTAAGATATTATACAGGAGGTGGAAAAAAAACTTATAATGGTTTTAAATTAAGAGTTCCTGAAATAAATTTATGTATAGAATCAACCGATTCATATTATAGCTATAACACTTGGCAATATGCAAGAAGGATATATTCTTTAATAAACGAAAAAATATAAAATAAAAACATTTAAAACTAACAACAATGAAAAAACTTATATTACAATCACTAACATTAATAGGCGCAATCTATGTAGCTTATAACTTAATAATATTAATAATTTTAAATATAGCTTAACTATGGAAAATGATAAAACTATATATGTACACGAAACTCATACATTATGGAGTGGTGACGGTGAAGTGTATTTAGCGTGTGAAAACGGCACAATAGTATTTAATGCTGATTCATTATTTAATGATATACCACACTTAGCAGCATTAGCACTAAAAGAAAGAAAGAAACAAGAAACTGAAATTCTTGAATTATTAACTAAAATAAATGAATAAATGGTAAGAACATTTTATATACCAGAAGATAAAAGAGAAACAATGATGAAGTTTGTAGAACAAGCGCAAAAGAATGGTACAAGCTATTCTAAATTAATCGTTGAATTTATGGAAGATTATATAACAACTAAAAATTAAAACAATGGAAATAACCCCAACTAAACAAGTATTTCAATTTCAAGATGGCCATACTGATGTTGAAGTAAGTATTGAAAAGAAAGAAGGCCAACCAACTATAGTACAGTTTACAAGTTTTGAAACTAACCACCACCTGATTGTTGAAACAGGAGAATTTATGGAACTTTATAACATTATTAATAAGATAAAAGAACTGCTATGAATTGGAATAATTATATGACACATTTTGAAGAATGGGAACGTTTTGATAGAACCAGCGAACTAAACGAAGAATTAAGAATGTTAGTAATTAGAATCAATTACAATAAAACATTATTATGTTCAGACACTTGGATACCAAGTAAAAAAGATATTATAATTCATAAAGAACGTTTTACTCAATATTTAGAATTATTTAATGACTTAGATAAAAAACTAAAAAATAATGATTATAATTATTTTCCAAAAAGAATGCAAACTATAAAAGAATCAATAATAACAATTAGAAACTATGAGAATAAAAGAATTAGCCAAAAAGTATAATCTTGGAAAAGATGATTTCTGGGAATTAAAAAGAGGGCAGAAAAGTATGTGGATCATAACCCACGATGCAATTGAAAAAATAGCCATCATTGAAAACATTCAATTAATAAACTTTGAAATATTAAATACAGAAGTTGACTTTGCAAGGTTTTTAATTACTATGAAAAAAGGTGATAGAAGTATTATTAGTATTGGTGAAGCATCTACTAAAAATTGTACATCTACTTATTATGGAGCAATGGCCGAAAAGCGTGGAATCGATAGATGCGTTTTAAAGCTCATTAATGCATATGAATATGGTATATATTCAGACGTTGAAGCAGATGCCTTTAAACAAGCTAAAAATGGGTAAATCAGCTAATAAATATTATTTAGATATATTGCTTTCTAATATTGATGAACGCATTATAGAGATAGAATCTAAATATAAAAGTTCAAGCGAAAAACAAATTGCTTACAAAACTATCTTAGAGCAAATCAGCAAACTAAATAAAAGTAAACTATGAAAAAAGAATATTTAAGCTACTCAGCTTTAACACAGTTTAAAAAATCACCTAACCATTTACTTGCGTATTGGGAGGGCAAACAAACAAAAACCGATGCAATGTTATTTGGTTCATTAATTCACAAGATTATATTAGAACCAGAAACCTTTGATTTTGAATATGTTGTTTATCAAGGTAAAACAAGGCGTGGTAAAGATTGGATTGAATTCTCAGAACTAAATAAAAATAAAACTATCATAAAGCAAAGCGAATTAGATAATGCTTTAGAAATAACTAATGCAGTTGCTAATGATAAAGTATTTATGGATTTAATAAGCAAATGTACAAAGCGAGAACAACGTGTTGAATGGACTGAGCAAGGCGTGAATTTTAGAGGGTTTGTAGATATGGTTGGCGATGGTTGGATAGCTGATATAAAAACGTGTACAGATGCTTTAAAATTAAAGCGTGAAATGTACTATAACGATTATAAAATGCAGGGTGCAATGTATCTTGAAAACTATCCACCAAATACTAAATACTATATTATTGCAGTAGAAAAATCAATACCTTATAACATTAAAGTATTTAAATTAGGTGATAATATGTTAGAAGCTGGTTACTTAGATTACATTGATCTTGTAAGTAAGTACAAAGCTTGGGATGGTAAACCTAAGGGGTATTCAGAAGAAATAGAAGAATTAGCATACAACGAAGATTAAATATATAAATTATGGAAGACAATGAAAAAGATTTTTTTGATTTAATAGATGAACAATACGAAGAACTTGTTCAAGAAAGATTAATTAACGGATATTATAAAAACAAATAAAAAACAAACAAAATGAAAGTAACAGGAAAAATAGAAAACATACTTGATACAAAAACAGGTACAACTAAAGCTGGTAAAGATTGGAAAAAAACTTCTTTCTTAGTTAAAACAGATGAAGAATACAACAACCTATATTGCTTTGAAATCTTTGGTGAAGAAAAAGTAGACAAGTTCTTACAATACAATTCTAAAGGCGATGTAGTTGATGTTGAATTTAACGTAATTACAAACGAATGGAAGGGCTCATATTATACTGCATTAAGTGCGTGGAAGGTATTTAAAACTGACAACAATAAACAAGAAGAAACTGTTGTTGAAGAAGAATCTGATTTACCCTTTTAAATATAAACAAACAATAAAACTATTAAATGATGAAGGGTTTAAAATCGCTTTCAAATCTTATACAAGAATTAATAATTGAAGGATATACCATACCAGAAATTGCAGAGCAATGGGGGTTTAATTCAACAACTATTGCTGGTGCATTTGAGCCATCTAAAAAAGGTTTTAAGTATATTGATTTTGAACAACCTAAAAAAGAAGTAGTAGAGTTGCCTAAGGGTGATTCTATTACTTTTGATAGGTTATATACTTGGGAATCACTAAGCGACTTAGAAAAACTATTTTACGAACAATACGAAGAAAAACATCAAGCATACTATGAATAAAGAAATAGCCAAAGAACTTAAATCATATGTAAATCATATTGCTAATAGATATTCTAAAAAAGATCGTGAAGGTAATTATAACAATGAAAATTTTAGTATTGGTGATATCATACCAACTTCAGATAATACGGCAGTAGTATATTTTAAAAAAAATACTGGCAAAGTAGCAGTTGGATTTTTTTATTATATTAATCGCGGAATGTCTAAAGGATGGAAATATTATTTTCCTACTGACTCACATATAAATGGTATGCAAAGTTTTTTATATTATAAACTTGAAGCCGAAAGAATAAACTATAAACACAATTTTAACTAAACTATGAAAGAACTACCATACTTTAAATTTTATCCGTCACAATGGATCACAGGAAACATTAGCTTTTTAAGCTTTGAAGAACAAGGCGCATTTATGAAAGCTTGTTGCTTTTATTGGGCGCAAGATTGCAAACTAAAAACACAGCAAGTTAAAAGAATAATACCAGAAGAATTATACAATTCATTGTTAGATAATGGTTTAATTAAATCAGATGGTGAATACATTAATATAAGCTGGTTAGATTCACAACTAAAAGAACGTAAAAAAAGGCACGAAGCCAATGTAAAAAACGGAAGAAAAGGCGGCATAATATCTGCTGAATTAAGGGCTTCAAATCAAGCGGGGCTTAAGGGTGGCTCAAGGGCGGGGGTTGAGGATGGCTCAAGCATTAAGATAAGAAAAGATAAGATAAGAAAAGAAAAGATAAAAGGGGTTGTAGGGGAAAAACAATTTACCGACCCAAATTTACAAGTTGATGATGAATTAAAAAATATTTTAAGCAAATGATTTTAGAAAATAAAGATTCATTAGATTATTTATATAAATTTCAAGAAGGTAAAATAAAACTTGGTTTAGGAATAAACACAGAGCTGGATTCTTTTATTAGGTATAAGCAGGGCAATTTCAACGTAATTGTCGGATTGGATAATGTAGGTAAAACTGCTTGGATATTATACTACTTTCTTTGCTTAACTAAACACCATAAGATTAAACACATTATTTGGAGTGGTGAAAACAAAGCTGGACAATTAATAAGAGATTTAATTCAAATGTATACTGGTAAAAAACTAAATGAATTAACTAAAGAAGAAATAAGATTTAATAACAATCAGATTAGTAAGTATTTTAAGTTTATTGATAATTCTAAAGTATACGATCATAAACAACTATTTGAACTATTTAAACAATCTGGTGCAGATAATTGTTTAATTGACCCTTTTACTGGAATGAACCACAACAGAAGCGTTAATCAGTTTGAACGTAATTATCAGTTCTGTAACGATGTTAGACAATTTTGTAATGAAACTAAAAAAACAGTTTATATCAATACTCACCCTCAAACAGAATCAGCAAGGCGAGTATATCCAGCTGGACATTTATTAGAAGGATATATACAACCCTGTAAAAAATCTGATGTGGAAGGTGGGCAAGTATTTGCTAACAGATGTGATGACTTTATTTCAATACATCGATTATTAAACCATCCTGATTTATGGATGATGACAGAAGTTAGAATAGAAAAAATTAAGGATAAAGAAACTGGTGGTAGATGTACAAACCTTTCTGAACCATTACGCTTTGACTACAACTCAGGAATGGGTTTTACAATAGGAGGAATAAACGCATTAAAAACTAATAACTAAAAACAAAAACTATGGATGAATTAGAACTATTACTAAGAAAAAACAAATTAGATATCTTAATTATAAGGGCAATGCACGAGTGCGACAAGGGTAAGGTACAAAAAGGTAAATTAGAGGCCTTAGAAACGCTTAAAGACGCCTTAGAATTGATATTAGAGTTAAGCCAAGAGATTAGAGATTTAACAAAGATGCTAAGAAAGCTTAAACTTGATAATGCAATTTCATATAGAGATAATGCAAAATTGAAAGTAA